GAACGCTGGTTAAGACCGTCTCATAAGTAATCAAAACAATTAGAAGGAGATTGCAATGAAAATTGCTTTAATGGTTGAGTTCAATGACGGCACGAAGTCTGATGTAGATGCAGTGTTCGCTGACTTTGTTGCATTTGAGAGAACATGGCAACGAAGTGTTGCACGCTTTGAGACTGAGATTCGTTTAACCGATCTCGCATGGTTGGCTTGGCATAGTGAGACTCGCACACGCAAAACAAGTCTGAAGTTTGATCCAGACTGGATTAATACTGTCGCTACGGTTGAGATCCGTGAGGAAGTAGAAACCCCAAAAGCCGACTAGGTGACGATTCCGCACATTGGATCGTTGCCTATCTTGCTTGCGAAACAGGTATCGCACCTTCAGCACTGCTGGATGAGGGTGATGTAATGATTCAAGCCATGTTGGATTATTTGACCAAGAAGGCTGAACGGGCTAATCGCAAACGGTAGTAGTATCGGCACACTATGGCTGTCAAAGTTGATGTATATGGTGTGCGTGAGACGCTCGTAGAGTTGCGTAAATATGAACGCACCGCATACACGATTATTGTTGCAGACTTGAAAATGTCTGCGAAGCCTGCAGCCGATGCAGTGGGTCGTGAGTTCCCTGAGCAACCGTTATTGAATTGGCACTCATCTGGAGGAAGGCTGAGAACCGAATCAAACTTGCCTCCGTATAACGGTGCTACAGCAAGAAAGAAAGTTCGTGTCGCTGTGTCCACTAAGAAACCAACAGGCATAGGTCAGCATGGTCTGGTTCGTTTGCAACAGATGGATGGTGGTGGTCAGGTATATGACAGTGCTGGATCTGATATCGGTGGTGCTCGTGGTGCTAGTGCTAGTGCAGGTCAAAAGTTTGTTGCGAACCTTGACAAGCGTTTGAATGTTAAGACGAAAAAAAATAAATATCGTTCCCGTGTAATGTATCCAGCAACAGAAAAACACTTGCCATTAATTGAGAACGCCGTTAAGGATTCAATTCGCAAGATTGATAGTCAAGTGCAGAAGCGATTGAACGGATAACCCTATGGCAGTTGGCGTAAATATAGTAAGCACCTTTGACAGTAAGGGAATCAAAAAGGCTGTAAAGGATTTCCAAACACTTCAGGGCGCAGGCAATAAAGCCACCTTCGGTTTGCGTACCTTTGACAAGGCTGCAACTAACACGCTCAAGAATGTTGGAAAACTCGCTGCAGGTGTCGCTGTTGCTGCAGGTGCTATTGGTTTCAAGTTGGCTTCGGCTGCATATGAATCACAGAAAGTTATGGCACAGACCGAAGCGATCATTAAGGCTACGGGTGGTGCAGCAAATGTGACAGCAACACAGGTCAGCAATTTGTCAAAAACACTTTCCACACAGATTGGTATAGATGATGAATTGATCCAGAAGTCAGCAAACCTTTTGCTCACTTTCAAGCAGGTTCAGAATCAGGTCGGAGAAAACAACAGCATTTTTGATCGTGCTGTAATCGCAGCGCAAGATCTGGGAAATGTTTTCGGTTCGGCTGATGCTGCAGCAATGCAACTCGGTAAGGCTTTAAGTGACCCAGTGAAAGGAATCACCGCACTACGCCGTGCAGGTATCAACTTCACAGAGCAACAGAAGGAACAAATCAAAACACTTGTGGAGTCTGGGGATATTTTAGGCGCACAGAAATTGATTCTCGCTGAAGTTGAGTCGCAGGTTGGTGGTACGGCTGCAGCAACCGCTACAGGTTTTGACCGTATGCGTGTCGCTATGGAGAATGTCGCAGAGGAGTTCGGTGCGATCCTTATCCCCTATATAGAAAAGTTCGCTAACTATGTGATCAACAAAGTAGTTCCATATCTGAGCAATCTCGCTGATGTTATTGGCGAAAAGGGTTTAGGTGCTGGTATCAAAATGTTGGCAGGTGACTTGCTGACAGCAACAACAAACATGGGAACTTTTGGGAATGTTGTGCTAGGTCTCACTGCAGCGTTCGTTGCTTTGCGTCTGGTTGCTATGGCAGCAACTATTTCAATGACGCTATTTAATGTTGCACTATTTTCTAACCCGATCGGAGTAGTTGTCGCAGCAGTGATTGCTCTCGGTGTTGCTCTCGTTGCTCTCTACTTGAAGTTTGAGATCGTTCGCACAGTTATCAATAACATTGCTCTCGTGTTGAAAACTGCTTTCATGAATGTTATTGAGGCGGTATATAACGCTTTCGCAATGTTGTACAACGGTATCGCACAAGGCATTAACTTGCTTATCAAAGGTGCGAATCTATTTGGTGCGAATATTCCCGAAATTGAAATGCTCGGATATAAAGCATTTACGGTTATCGGTAACGCTGCAGAAAAAGCAAACAAACAAATTGGTGCAAGCAAAAAATCATTAGACGCTTATGGCTCTCGCATGGATGCTCTCGCTGCAACTTTCAAGAAAGGTGGTGGGGGTGCTGACACTTTCTTTGGTGGTGGTGGGGGAAGTGCAAAGACTGTTGAGACCGCTCAAGAAAAACTACAGAAATACATTGATGCACTTAAGGGGATGAGTTCTGCACAGAAGTCTGCTCGTGATGCCGACAAGTCTTTGATGAAGGCACGCACCAGTCTTGCTGAAGCAACAACGAAACTTACTGATGCACAAGCATATTTCAATCAGGTAGTTGCTGGATATGGTGCGAATAGTAAGCAGGCTAGGGATCGTCAGGTCGCTTTGCGTAAAGCACAGGGCGCAGTTGAGCGTGCAGGGTACGATGTTGAAACATCAATATTCGCTGTAACTAAAGCGGAACAAGATCTTGCGGAACTTCGTAAAGATCCAGAGACATCTGCACAAGCAATTCGTGAGGCAGAGATCGCTCTCGCTGAAGCAAAACTCGGTGTAAAGGATGCAACCGAAGCACAGGTTGAGGCAACTGATGCGCTTACCGAAGCAGAGATTCTTTTAGATGAGGCTATTAATGGTGCGAAGGAAGGCAGTGACGCATACACGGATGCGCTTGACAAGTTGAATGATGCCAAGAAAGCACAGGTAGATGCAACTGATGCGGTCACTGAAGCGATTGAACGACAGACTGAAGCAACGGATCGTTTGCGTGAGGCTGAGGAAAAAGCACAAGCAGCACGAGTAGGTGTTAAGGCTGGAGATGCTACGGCTGCAGAAACAAAGGTCGGTGTGACTCCACCACCTGTTGCTCAGGGTGGTGTATTTGGTTCGTTTATGGAAGCGGTTCGTGGACTGCACCCAAATAGTCAAGCCTTGAAATCATCTACACCTGTGACTGATGCTCGCAAACAATTCCCGAAACTTTATGCCGAATACAAAGCAAAAGGTCTCGCTATGGCTCAGGGTGGAATCGTTACGAAACCAACACAACTGCTCGCAGGTGAAGCAGGTGCAGAGGCAATCATCCCATTAGATAAATTGCAGTCAGGGATGACAGTTAATATCACGATCAATGCTGGCATGGGTACTGATCCTGCGAAACTCGGTGACGAAATCGTAGATGTACTGACCCGTTATCAGCGCAGAAATGGTGCGCTACCACTGAAGGTTGCCTGATATGACAACAATGGCATGGGGTGAAAACATCCAGATTTTGATGGAGTTAGGTTTTCCAGTTAATCCTTTCACTCTGGACGATGCAGTGCTCGGTGTGCTGGATGAGGATTATCTTGACGGCACTTTGATCGGTGATGATGTGTCACCGTATGCTCAAGAGATTTCTATATCACGAGGTCGCTCTGACCAATTACAAAACTTCAATGCAGGTACTTGTAGCGTTCGCCTGTTGAATCGTGATCGCAGGTTTGATCCAATCAATGAAAGTTCCCCATACTGGAACAGCACTCTCGGTGTGTCGGGTGTTGCACCACGCAGAAAAGTTACGGTCATCTCCGATGGTGTTGCATTATTTACTGGTCGTATCACAGATATAGATGTTTCATACGAACCGAACAACCCGAACGCAACCAGCGAGAACAGTTATGTGACTATCACAGCGTCAGATGACTTCGTGCTATTGGCAAACACTTTTACAGAGTCACCGATAACCCCTTCGCAAGAGTTATCTGGAACACGAGTCACAAACATTCTTGACTTGCCAGAGGTTGGTTATCCTGCGACTAGAGACATTGATGCAGGTGCAGCAACATTGGGTGGTGGTGCAACTTTTGAGATCGCAGGCAACACGAATGTTCTCACCTATTTGCAATCGGTCGCTACTAGTGAACAGGGATATTTCTTTATCGCAGCGAATGGCGATCTGACTTTCACTGACCGTATTGCAGCCTCGTTCGCAACATCAAGTGCAACCTTCTCCGATACTGGAAGCAACATTCCGTACACCAGCCTTTCTGTTATGTATGGGCAAGAGTTCCTGTACAACAAAGTCGTCTGCTCTGTTGAGGGTGGAACAGATCAAACAGTTAATGATGTGGCATCGCAAACCGAATATGGAATCTCAACCCTTAACCTTTCAGGCTTGCTGTTGGTGGATGATGCTGCAGCATTGACTCTGGCAACAGATCTGTTGGACAGGTATAAGTTGCCTGAATATAGGTTTGACAAATTGCAGACAATTTATAACCCGTTGAGTTCTATTAATCAGGGAACTTTGACGGCTCTTGAGATCGCTGATGTAGTGAGTATTACACGCACCTACCCTACGGGAACACCAGCCAGCGTGACTAAGCAGTACAGCATTGAGAATATCCGCCATGTGATTAGCCCTAGTTCGCATACTGTTGAATATGGGCTAGCGGTAGCGGATCTGGTCTATCCGTTTATTCTGGACGATGCAACATTCGGTGTGATGGATTCTACAAACGCACTCACCTAGAGTGTTACACTAGGAGGCATTATGGCAATTCAAACATTTACTTCAGGTCAGGTACTGACTGCAGCACAAGTTAATGCGTTGCAGGCTAACGATTACAACCAGACCGTGAGCAACAAAACAGCGAACTATACGCTTGTTGCAGCCGATAAGGGAACACGAATCGTGATGAGCAACGCAGGTGCTACAACGATCACTGTGAACACCAGTTTGTTTAATGCTGGCGATACTTTATTCATTCAGAACATTGGTGTTGGTACTTGCACAATTACTGCTGGTACTGCAACGGTAACATCATCAGGTTCTCTAGCGTTAGGCACATGGGCAGGTGGCACTTTGTATTTCACAAGTGCTAGTGCTGCTATTTTTTTTCCTAGTGGTGGGTTGAAAACCCTCTCTGTTGAATACCTAGTTGTCGGCGGTGGCGGTGGCGGTGGTGGTGCTGAAGGGAATGTGTTAGGTGACGGTGGTGCTGGTGCAGGTGCTGGTGGTTACAGGTCATCTGTTGCAGGTGAATCAACTGGTGGTGGTGGAGTTTTAGAACCTGCAATGACAATGATCGCTGGTACTTACACGGTGACTGTTGGTGCTGGTGGTGCTGGCTCTGCAACTGCAAGCGATAACGGTAGTCAAGGCAGTGATTCATCATTTTCATATGTAATTTCTTTGGGTGGCGGTAAAGGTGCTAACGAAGGTGTGAGCGTTGGTTTTAGTGGTGGTTCGGGTAGCGGTGGTGGTGGTGTTGCTGCTGATGCTGGCGGTGTTGGTGCAGCATTGTCGCAAGGCAGTTTTGGTGGTACAGGTGGTTCTCGGCGTGGCGGTGGTGGTGGTGGTGCTAGTCAAACTGGCGCAACTGGAACTGCTAGCGGTAATGGTGGTGCTGGACTTTCATCATCGATAACTGGTTCAGCAGTTTCTCGTGCTGGTGGTGGTGGTGGCGGTGGTGGTAACAACCTTGTGGGCGGTACTGGTGGTACTGGCGGTGGCGGTGCAGGAGGTAATGCTGTTGCTAGTGGTAGTGCGGCTTTAGGTACGGCTGGAACAGTGAACACTGGTGGCGGTGGCGGTGGCGGTGGTGCAAGAACAACTGGTGGTGGTGGTACTGGCGCTGCTGGCGGTTCGGGCGTTGTGATCTTGCGTTATCTCACATCAAGCGCATCTAACTTTACGATTACTGGTGGAACGAAAACAACATCAGGTTCGTACACAATTCATTCATTTACTTCTACTAGTTCATTGGTGGTCGTGTGATGGCACATTTTGCAAAAATTGAAAACAATATTGTTAAGGAAGTAATTGTTATCGCTAATTCTGATTGCGGTGGCGGTGAGTTCCCTGAATCAGAACCAATCGGTCAAGCATTTATCAGTTCACTCAAAATTGAGGGTGAATGGTTGCAGACTTCATATCATGCAAACTTTCGTGGTGTATATGCAGGCGTTGAATATACATATGATGCTGATGCTGATGTGTTCGTTGCACCTCCATCACCTGTAATTCCTGAATAATGTGTTGCGTTCACGCTGGCTAGTTTTCTTTCCTGTTGCGTTATTTGCACTGTTCGCACCACAACCTGCGCACGCCACACAAACAGGGTTGCTAGTTCGTGGCTACCAGATAACGGAGATACCACCAACGAAGTCTGATCTTGCTTACCCTTTGTGCGG